GTAAGTGATAATTTATCTGGATTAGTTAGCTTTCGTGCTGTTGCTCGTGGAATTATAGAAGAATAAATATAAAGGAGTTTTAAAGATGGCCACAAAAACATGGGTAGGAACTGATAGCGGAAACGCGGGTGACTACGGAACGGCAGCTAATTGGTCGCCGTCTGGAGTACCGATTGCAGCCGATGACGTAATCATTGCGAACAGTTCACAAGATATAACAGGGACGCTTGATCAATCAGCGGTTGCCCTTGCAAGTATTACAATTGATTTAAGCTATACCGGCTTGATTGGGTCCGGTGCTAGTTCTTTTCTTGAGATCGCATCATCAGCGGCCGTTATTGGTCAGCGCAGAAGCACAACGGGAAGTTTTACCGGCTCTAAAAGATTGAATCTAGATTTCGGTAGCTCTACAGCTTGTCAGATTACAGTTAACGGCACAGCATCAAGCGGCCAAGATGCGAATAGACAGCCTCTTAGAATACGCGCTGTTAATGCCTCTACTGATTTACAAGTCTATGGCGGCGCAATGGCGGTCAGTGATGACTCAAGTAATTCTAGTACACTTGGCGACATCTCAATCAATAGTGGTTCGGTAAATATCGGGGCTAGTGTTACTCTGACAAACTTGATTACATCAGGCGGGATCACTAACATTGATTCAAGCGTTACTACTGCCAACTTAAAAGGCGGAACAGTTAATTTTTATGATGTAGTTGCGGCCAATACTATTGGGACTTTGACGACTTCAAACGGTGCTATTGTCAATCACTATGCTAGCGGAACAATTACAACGCTTAATCATAATGGCGGCACGATTGATTTAACTAAGACTCAACTGGCCAAGACTATAACGACTTACACAGCTGATACGGGCGCGGTATTGATTACCGACACGGCAACGGTCACGCTTACTAATGACGTGGCTTTGATAGCAAGTAAAAAATTAACTCTAAGTATAAACTAAGGTATCATAATGTTTAACAATCAATACTTAATGATAGATGAGCTTTACCTAAACGGGATAACTCAGAAGTTTACGCCCGCAATGATCGACACTTTGCAGAAAGAAATTGCTAAGATGGCCGATGGTGAGCCGATCAATTTAGGAAAGCCGGTCTTACAGAAAGAAGGTTCACGCGCAATGATCAGCATTGACGGGCCTATGATGTTCGCACCTACAATGTTTGATAAGCTTATCTTTAACGCCGTATCAACTCAGGAAGTTCAAGCGGCTATACTTGACGTGATGCAAGATAGCCAGATTGAAACGGTTGTAAATAATATTAATAGTCCAGGTGGTGAAGCTCACCAGATTCATAAAGCAGCAGAACTAATGGCCCAGTTATCAAACATGAAAGCTGTCGCAAGTGTCAACACTGGCATGATGTGCAGCGCTGTTTATTTTATTGGATCTCAGGCTAACCATGTATTTTCAACTGATGACCTAAACGAAACGGGTTCGATTGGGACAGTTACATTAATCGCCGATCACAGCAAAGCCGCAGAGATGGCCGGTATTAAAGTACATAAGATTGCAACAGGTGAATTGAAAGCAGCCGGAGCAATGGGCACAGAGTTAACAACTGGAATGATCGCGCATATTCAAAAGAAGATAAACAAGATGCAAGAGAACTTTTCAAACGCGGTATCTGGCAAGCGTCCAGAGGCTGATATGAAAGACGGCTCAGAAGCTCGAAGCGGTGCCAGCTTTTTCCAGGAAGACGCGGAAAGGCTCGGCTTATCTGATGGAGTCAAGAGTATTGCTGAGGCGTTCGACTTCTTAGAGCAAGGTAATAGAGCGGGCAGGTTACGCCAAAGCATATAAATAACTTATAGAGTTTGACTTTTATATTAGTTGAACTTATAATAAGGAATTGTTGTCTGTTGCTATAGAGCAGCGGCGACAGACTAAACATACATACTTAAACAGTTAAGACTACTTAAATACAGATTGGTTCTGTATCGGGTGGTCTTTTTTTTTGGAGATTAAAAAACATGGATAAGATCCTATTAAAACAAGAAGAGATTAAGACTCTCATGGGCACTCTCGAAGGTATCGAGCAAGGTTCGCCAGAGTTTAAAACTGCTCTTGATAATGTCGAAGCTAAACAAGCAGAACTTGTAAGCATTCAGGCTGACGCTAAAAGATTCGCTGAAATGCAAGAGTCTCTAAGTTCTTTCAAAAAGCCCGTAACAGTTCAAGCCGGTCCCGTTCTCGGTTCCGCTTCTATCGTTGGTTCTGGCTTTGCCGAAGATCCTAAAAAGGGCTTTCAATCTGCCGGCGAATTACTTGGCTTGATTGCTAAGAATACAGCCGGTAAACATTTGAACCTTCAAGCTAACGAGAGACTCGCACACCTTAGCGAGATTTCAATGACTGCCGGAACTGGTAACACTGTTGCTGATGGTATCGTTATTCCTGCTGAGATTGACCCAACGGTTAACGTTCTCGGTCTTGACGCTTCAGACGATTGGTTTAGCCGTTTTAATATTGTTCAGACTTCTAGCAATGCTAAGACTATCTATCGTTCAGCCGCTACCACTAACGGCGGAACTGTTGGTTTGACTGTTGGCCGTGCTGCTGAATTGGCTGCTCTTGTTAGCTCCAAGCAAGTTTTCGAGAAAACTACAATTGGCGTTGATAAGCTTTATGTTTACGCCAAAGTTTCCGAAGAAGATTTGAGTGACATTCCTTGGCTAGAATCTAATATCATTTCTGCGGCTCCTCGCTTAATGGATATTAAGAAAGGCGAAGAAGTTCTATTTGGTGACAGAGTTGAAAAAGCTCTAGGTTTCACTAATGGCGCTGACATTGTTGACATCACTCGCGCTGGCGCTGGTAATGTTGTTGCGGCTGACATTGTGAAGATGAAAGCTAGACACCTTAGAACTAGAGGCGTTAGTTCTTTCTGGATGGTTAACCAATCAGTTTGGGAACAACTACCTTTGATGACCATTGGCGATCAGCCGGTATTTGTTCAAGACCTAAGCGGAAATACTGACGGTTTTCTTTTGGGAATGCCTGTATACACCACTGAAGATTGTGAGCTATTAGGTCAAGTTGGCGATGTGCTTCTTGTTAATCCTACGGCTTATTGTGGTCTTGAGAAAGCTGGTGGTACTAAGTTTGCAAGCTCTATGCATGTAAGCTTTGATACTGACGAGATGGCTTTCCGTTGGACTAGTCGTTTCGGTGGTGCACCGTTGTTTAACTCAGTCTATACACCACGTAACAATAACGGCGGTTCTGCCAAAGCTACTCTAAGTAACTTTGTTAGACTCGGCTCAGCGTAAAGGAATAATATTATGTCTAATATTTCTCAGCCAGGATCTGAAAAGGTCGTATTTCAAACCGGTTCAATGATTGAGCCGATCGCTTCCGCAGCTACAACGTCTACAAGCTATCTTGATTGCGGTGACGCTCGCAATTGGCTTTGTGTTGTCTCCGCCGGAACAGTCGGAACGTCTGTTGATGTAAAAATTCAACAAGCCACTGATAGTTCAGGTACAGCGGTTAAAGACATTACAGGTTTAGCAATCACTCAGTTGGTTGCCGCCGGTTCTGCTTTGATTAATGTTGTCCAGTCTGATCTTGACACTGATAACGGTTTTACTCATATCAGAGCGACGATGACAACTGTGGGCGCAACCACTATTGGTGCGGTTCAACTCTTGAGTCTTGATCAGCGCTACCAAGCTGAAGCGCAAGGCACACAGATTGACGAAACAATTAGTTAAATAAAAGGGGCAGATAATGGCATTAAAAGTAACAGTCCAACCGGCTACAGAGCCAGTTACAATAACTGAAGCGTCTCTTTGGATGCGCTATACTGGATCATTACAGAATAATGTTATTACTGCCCTGATTACCGCGGCTCGGCTTGATGTCGAGTCGTGGACTAATCGAACTTTAGTCACTACGACTTATGAATACTACACTGAGGATCTCTGTGCAGTCATAGAGATACCAACAAGCACCGTTAACAGCATCACATCAATTACCTATATAGATGATGACGGCAGCACACAAACACTTTCCAGTACACTCTATACTCTTGATAATATCAGCATTAAAAACACTGTCTTTCTTACTCCTGGCCAAAGCTATCCATCAGTTTTAGTTCAGCCGAACGCGGTAAAGATTACCTTTCCGGCTGGCTATGGTGCCGCTTCAGCAGTACCGGAGAATCTAAAGACAGTTATCAAGATGCGAGTTGCTGAACTTTTCGAACACAGAGAAGCCAACACAACCGCTTCAAGAACGCCAAACTCAATAATGGAATCTCTGATGAGTATTTCTGCGGACTACGGGTCATAACATGGAAGCAGGCGAGCTATTTCAAGAGGTAACAATCCAACAGCGCAACGATACTTTAAACAATATTGGTGAGTCAGTCGCGTCATGGGCTACCTATGCGGCAACGTATGCCGAAGTTATAAACCTTTCCGGCTCTGAACTAATCCAAGCTCAACAGGTTAACAGTTTTATTAATAGCAAGATTACTGTTAGAGTTGATGTCGGTATTAGAGCCAACATGAGAATTCTTTTCAAGTCTCGTTACTACAATATTATATTTGTCAATGAAGTTGATGAGCGCGACGAGAAGATGATTCTCTTATGCAAGCGCCAGGAGGATGCTACCAATGGCTAGAGATAATAGTTTCTTTAAAGTGAACGGAGCTAAGGAGATAGCAAAAGAGCTTGACGAGATGGCCCGTGGTGCGAATAATAAAATCGTACGTCCAGGACTTAGACAGGGCGCGGCACACATTAGAAAGATCGCTAAGCAGTTGGCCCCGAAGGATGACGGCCGCTTAAATAAGGCTATACAATCAAAAGTCTTTACCTCAAAAGGTCGCAGCAAAGGCGTTGTCGCTAAAATTGGAGTGTTGAAAAATAGCTTTACAGATGAGAACGGTGTCCCTGTTGTCTTGTATGCTGGCATGCAGAACGAGAAGACGGATTTCCTAAATAGGTCTTTACGTCAGGGTGAAGCTGAAGCCGTCAAAATCCTAACTAAAGTTACTCAAGAAAAGCTTAACGACTTTCATGCTAAGAGAGCAGCAAAGGCGGCCCTTAAATGAGAGAACAGCTTTATTACCATCTATCCAATACAGCCGCACTGACGAGCCTTGTATCAACTCGCATTTATCCGCAGAGAGTCCCAACAGGAAAGAGCTTGCCCTATGTTGATTTTTCTTTTGATGAGCGGGACGCGTTCAAGGATCAAGGCGGGTACGACAAGTACAACGAGGTGACAGTAACAATAAATTCAAACGCGGCCACTCTTGGCGGAGCGGTAGCAGTAGCCCAACAAGTTTTCACTTCACTTGCAATTCAAAATGTATTGATGGGTGAAGTGGGTAATCAAGAGAATCTTTGTTCAACCACAATGGAAACAGAGATAGACAATTTCGCCCTGTTCGATGGGTCTGAAGATGGAATACGAGAAGTTACACAAACATATACAATAAGATATCTGGAGAATTAATTATGAGCGGTGCAGGAATTAAAGAAGGACAAGGAATTACAATCGGTTTTGCTTCAATCGCTGCCGTCTTAAATATCCTTGAAGTTTCAATGGATGGTGTCAGCGTTTCAGACATCAACACAAGCGACCAAGATACAACAGGTTATAAGACTTATATAGCCAGCACACTTAAAGAGGGTGGCACCGTTACGTTCACAGTCAATTGGAACTTGAATGATCAGTCTGTTCTAATGGCCGCTATTGGTACAACCGACACATTAACGATCACTTATCCAGCGGCCGTGACTGTTGCCGGTACTGATGCATTTAGCTGCTATATCAATGATGTATCTAAGACTGGTGCCGAAGGCGATCTTATCAAAGGAACTATTAAGATAAAAGTTGCTGACGATATAACAACCGTGTCAGGAAGTTAATTAAAATTAAATTATAACTGGGCAAGTATATAATGAATATTGAAGACTATAAAAATATAAACGCTGAAGGTGTTGAGACTATATCGGTTAACGGTAAAGATCATCACATGAGAATTAGCGGCGTTTTAGATTGTGACCTCTTGGCACTTATGCAAGATGACGATATAAAGCAAAATGTAAAAATGGTTAAGTTTCTTTGTGGTGTCTTATGTAATGCACAGGGGGAAAGAATCTTTGACCCTGAAAACAAAGAGCATTTTGATATTGTAAAGACCCTTCCTATTGATGTTCAAACCCCGTTAATCTTACGCGCTCAAGATATCTTCTTCCCTAAAAAAAAGCATCAGAGGAAGCGGAATAGAGTTTGCTTTCATCTTAGCGAAAGAGCTGGGCAAGTCTCTCAAAGAGCTATTTGAAAGCATGAATTTATACGAGTTCCAAATGTGGCAAGGCTACTATAACGAAAGCCCCTTTGGTGAATATCGAAAAGATTTGCAATGCGCTCTTGTGACCAAGAATATACTTGCCCCTTGGTCTAGGAGTGACTTGCCTTTAAATAGTTTAATGCTGATTAGAGATGAAGAAGTTGAGACAGATCAAGAATTATTAGCACGAAAGATAAAAGGATTTTTAGGAGTTAGTTAAAATGGCAGACGGAAAAACGCGGTCAGTATCGGTAGTCTTTCAAGCCCTTACAGATAAGTTCACAAGTAAGACGAAAGGAGCAGGCCAGACAATTGGAGGCTTTGCAAAGAAAGCGCTTCTTATTGGTGGCGCTTTCATGGCGGCGCGCGCTGGTGTCAGATCATTTACAGAAGCCTTTCAAAAGCTCGATGATCTCGGCAAGCTATCAGACTCTCTTGAAGTAACTCCGAACTTTCTAAGGGGCTTAGATCTTGCAGCAACTCAAACCGGCTCAAGCTTTGCGACTGCACAGAAAGGATTACAAAAGTTTGTCCGTTCAATCGGTGAAGCAAAAGCCGGAACCGGTGAAGGTATAAAGGGTTTAGAGATGCTTGGTTTAACTCTACAGGATCTTGAAGGATTAAACACCGAGCAACAATTCCTCAAAGTTGTAGAGGCTATAAAGAACATCGAAGACCCAGCGACAAAGGCAGCAGCCGCAGCCAAGCTTATGGGCCGCGGTGCTCAGGACATGATTAACCTTTTCGCTCTTGGTAAAGATGGCCTTGCAGCATTTAATAAAGAAGCTGAAGAGTTAGGTGGGCCAATATCGAGAGAAGACATTGCATTAGTTGAACAGGCTAATGATGCAGTTGATAAAATGGGCCGAGCTTGGGAAGGTGTTATACAGCAACTTTCTATTGAGCTTGCCCCAGTTTTAACTATAATAGCGGAGTCCATGACCGAGCTAATAAAATTAGCAAAAGAATTTAAAGACAGCTTGTCTTCTGGCCTAACTCTTTTCGGAAATATTAAGATTGGGAAAATAACCATAGGCACAGTAGAGGACAAGAATAAGAAAGGAAAGTCTCCTATTGTTCCAGCTGTTAAAATAAGCAAGCAATCAATAAGGAATTTTTCTGATGCAGTCTCAGCGGGTAGCTCTGCCGCATTTAATGCACTTAATCCAAACTCGACCAACTCAGTCCCAAGCCAGACTCTTGAGGAGCAGAAGCAGCAAACAAAACTCCTATCTAAAATAGCGGCCAAAGGGCGCACAACTTTTAAACAGGTATCCGCATAATGGCAGTTACAAGCGCAGTAAGAAGAGATGATAAAACCGGCGACGATAACGGGAAAGTTATTCAATTGCAAGATGTTTATATTGTTACTGTCGAAGATGGTGGGGATCAGGCAACAGTTTTGGCGTCTTCCTCAGTTCCACAGAAAGGCGACGCTCACCCGAACCCAGAGAGCGACACTATTTTAAGAACTCGGTTTGTATCTAGCACGGATAACAGAAATATATATAACCTCGTTGTTAATTATGACAATGCTGTAATAAACGAAGAGGGTGTAAAGAGTGTTACTGTCAATGGATGGTGCGAAACGTTTATTATGGAACGTGATCACGC